GTAAGAAAATACCAAGTACAGCCGTAGCGAGAGGTTGCGGTGCAATTATGGCTAATAGAAGAAAAAGAACAAAAGGTGCGGTAACGCAATCTTAGATTGGAGATAAAATATGGCTACTTCTGCATCAACTAATTTTGAATTAGATGTATCTGACTACATAGAAGAAGCTTATGAGCGTTGTGGTTTAGAAACAAGAACAGGCTATGATCTTAAAAGTGCTAAGAGAAGTTTAAATCTTATGCTTTTAGAGTGGGCTAATAGGGGTCTAAATCAATGGACTATAGCACAAAGAACACAAACTGTTACTGCTAGTGATGGCGAATATTCTTTAGGAACTGATGTTATAGATATTCTATCTTTAGCAGTTTTGAGAGATTCTACATATTATTCTTTAGAAAGAATAAGTCGTGACTCTTATCTTGCTATCCCGAACAAATCTCAAACAGGTAGACCAACACAATTCTTTTTGGATAGACAGTTAACACCTAACTTAAAAATATGGCCTCTACCTGAAAACAGTACAGATGTTTTGTATTATGATGCACTAACACGCATGGATGATGCTGATGCCTATACTAATACTCTTGAAATACCTTTTCGGTTTTATCCATGTTTAGCTGCTGGTTTGGCTTACTACATAGCGATAAAGAAAGCACCAGATAGAATACAACTTTTAAAAGCAGCTTATGAAGAAGAATTTGAAAGAGCTATGTCAGAAGATAGAGATAGGTCATCTTTTAACGTATCTCCACAACTGAGGTTTTATAATATTGTCTAGGTTTGCTACAGGAAAACACGCATATGGTATATCAGATCGTTCTGGCTTTAGATATAGATTGCGAGATATGCGTAAAGAATGGAACGGTTCTTTAGTAGGTAAAGATGAGTTTGAGTCTAAGCATCCACAATTAACTCCTGTGCTAAAAGTTGTAGATCCTCAAGCATTAAGAAATGCAAGGCCAAATACGGATGTAGAAACATCAGGTTTTGTCGTTTATACAAATGTTGGTGATGGTATATTAGGTAAGTTATTAACGTCAAATTTAGAAGCAACAGGTTCTGTGGGAACTGTGACAGTTACAGGTGTAATAGCTTCATCTGAGGAAGAATCATCAACAACAAATGTTAGTGTAAATGCAACAGGTGTGGCAGGAACATCTGCTCTTGGAAGTGAAACTATTTCAGCGTTTACATCGTATGCGATAACTGTAGCATCATATCTTGGAGCTAATAAGTACTATATTGCTGGTTCAAGACAAGCCACGTTGACTTTAACAGAGGGTCAAACATTTAGATTAGATCAATCTGACTCATCTAACTCAGGGCATCCAATTAGATTTTCTACCACTTCAGATGGCACTCACGGTGGTGGTTCAGAGTACACAACAGGAGTAACTACCAATGGCACACCAGGTAGTAGTGGTGCTTATACTGAAATAACCGTTGCTTCAAGTGCTCCAACTCTTTATTACTATTGTACAAACCATTCAGGAATGGGAGGCACAGCGAATACACCATGAGTTTTACATACGCAACATTAAAAACAGCCATACAAAACTATACAGATAATACAGAAACAACTTTTGTATCTACCTTAGATACTTTCATAAAAACAACAGAAGAACGTATCTTAAAGTCTGTTGATTTAGAATATTTTAGAAAAAATGTTACTGCATCTATGGCATCTGGAAATCAATACCTTGCAGTTCCTTCTGATTTTCTATCAGCTTTTAGTATGTCAATTACAAATTCTAGCTCTAAAGAGTTTTTATTACAAAAAGATGTAAATTTTATACAAGAGTTTAATCCAAATTCTTCAACTACAGGAACTCCAAAGTATTATGCACTTTTTGATGTAAGCAATTTTATAATTGGTCCGACACCAAACTCATCGTATGTGACGGAACTTCACTATTATTATAGACCAACAAGTTTAACTGCTGGAAGTGATAGTGGTACTACTTGGTTAAGTACAAATGCTCCAAATACTTTATTATATGGCTGTTTGTTTGAGGCTTATGTTTTTATGAAAGGTGAACAAGACGTTTTAGCAATGTATGATAAAAGGTTTACAGAGTCATTATCAAGACTAAAAGATTATGGAGAGGCTAGAGAAAATACAGATGCTTATAGAAAAGGATTACCTCAAAGGCCAAGAACATGAGAGTAGCTATAGTTGGATTAGGAGGCAGTTATGCAGACTACGTTGCCGCAAGAATACGATCTGAAACCTTTGACGAGGTTTGGGGAATAAACTGTATTGGAGCCATAATTCATGTGGACAAGACCTTTATGATGGACCCTGTATCAAGATTTTTAGATACAGAAAACGCAGGATTACAAACAGGTATTGCTAATGAGTTTCTTAAAAAGAACAAAAAGCCTATCTACACTTGTGAACTGGATAAGAGAGTCAAAAATCTCAAATTATATCCACTCGAAGAGGTCATTAAATCTACCAATCTTTGTTATTTTAACAACACTGTACCTTATGCTATTGCTTTTGCTATACACAGTAATGTCACTTCTATTTGTCTTTATGGGATAGATTATACATATAAGGACAATTTATACATGGCAGAGTCTGGCAGAGCTTGCACAGAGTTTTGGTGTGCAATAGCCGTATCAAAAGGCATAAAGGTAGAGGTGGCAAATAGATCTGGGTTGTTAGACACCAACGTACCAGATAACGAGAAATTGTACGGATATCACAGATTAAAAGATCCTCTTGTACAGAAACTAGATCAAACAGGGTTGTTAATAACGAAGCAGTCTGAGATTGCTCCACCAGAGCCTATAGACAATAAACCTATACTTTTTGGAAGACATGATATACAAAAACTAAACGGAGTTGATAATCATGTTTCAAATTAATGCAGCAGAAATAGGAACTGTAAAGGTAAATACATCTCAAAATGGTGGTTTTTCAAGCGACCAAATTGCTGATATGGCTACTGATAAAATAGTATATGTGGCAGACAACGCTCCCCCTGCTATACAAGAACAAGCTCGTTTGTTTGCAGATCGTGTAAGAAATCTATTAAGAGGATATGTTGATTTGGCAAAGAAAGAAGAACGTGCTACAATTATTCAAGTAATTGAACAAACTGGTAACAAAGAATTAGCAAATATCATAAGGAGGCTATAATGGCAATCACTCAAGCAATGTGTACATCTTTCAAACAAGAATTGATGTTAGGCACACATAATTTTGCAACTAACGGCAATGCATTTAAACTTGCCTTATACGCTGAAGGTAGTGGAGGAAAATCCTCTACAACGGCTACATTAGGAGCTGCAACAACCGCATACACGACAACGGGAGAGATTGCTAATAGTGGATCTTATACCGCTGGAGGAGGAGCACTTACAAAAGTAGCACCGACAACTTCAGGCACAACGGCTCTTACAGATTTTGCAGATATAAGCTTTACCACTGCAACAATCACTGCAATGGGTGCATTAATATACAATGATACCAACAGTGATAAGTCAGTAGCTGTGTTAGACTTTACAAGTAACAAAACTTCTACATCTGGTACATTTACTGTAACATTTCCAACGGCAGATGCTTCTAACGCAATAATAAGGATTGCGTAATGGCTCTCGTTATTGCTGATCGTGTAAGAGAAACTACGACCACTACTGGCACAGGAACCTATACTCTTGCTGGTGCTGTTACTAGCTTTGAAAGTTTTGGTTCTATTGGCAATAGCAATACAACATATTACTGTTGCACCGATGGAGCCAACTTTGAAGTTGGTATTGGCACATACACCTCTAGTGGCACAACTTTAGCTAGGACTACAATTCTACAGTCTAGTAATAGTGACAGTGCTGTAAACTGGAGTGCTGGCACACGACAGATATTCTGTACGTTACCTGCTGAGAAAGCTGTAATTGAGGACGCAAGCAATAACGTAGCTATTGCAGGTGTTCTTACTTCTACAGGAATAACAATAGGAAGTGCGGCCATTACAGAGGCTGAGTTAGAAATATTGGATGGAGCCAGTGTTACCACCACAGAATTAAATATTATTGATGGTGATACATCTGCTACAGGTACAACTCTTGCCGATGCAGATAGATTAGTAGCAAATGATGCAGGAACAATGAAACAAGTAGCTCTTACAGATGTAAAAACTTATTTAACCAGTGCAGGGTTTGCCACAGACGATCCCACCGCATTGGCCATCGCTTTGGGCTGATATAGGAGTATGACATGGCTAATACCTTCAAAGTTGTAAGTTTTGCGGCTGAACCAAATGCTGCAGGAACTCCGTATGTAGTCTACACTGCTGCAAGCAGTACCACTACAGTCATCATTGGCTTAATACTGACAAACATACATACTTCTCAGGTTACAGCGGAAGTGGAACTTGTAAGTGATACGGCTAACAGAGGTGGGGCAAACAATGTAGCTAATGGCACATCGTTCTTAGCAAAAGATGTACCCATACCTGCTGGATCATCGTTAGAACTATTGTCTGGAGGTAAAGTCATACTAGAAACTACAGATGTACTAAGGATAGACTGTAGCGTAGCGGATAAACTTTCAGGCACACTTAGCATCATGGAAATAACATAATATGCCTTATATTGGTAATGAACCAGCCGCAAACTTTCAAACACCTCCAGCCGTAGTCCGTTTTAGTGGCGATGGCTCCGATACGACCTTTGATCTTGGCAGAACCATAGGATCGGTACAAGAGATACTTGTATCAGTAGATGGTGTTGTACAAGATAGTGCCGCATATACTGT